TTGAAAAAGTTGATTATTCATTGTTCTATTTCACGCTAAACACTCTTGACAACCAATTTGGGGAATTGATTCCTGATCCCTACAAGACTAATATCAGGAATATTATTGATGCGATTATTCTGACTAATGATTTAGTCTTAGTAGAAGACAAGATTACTGAACTGATGGTTATTGCCATTAAGGTGCCATGGCTTGATGATTCGAAAGAAAGGATGCTATTTAGTAGCCTCATTAATTTCATCATTAGCTTGATTATTTACATTGTAGAAGCTAAGAAAGTTGCCGGGGAGATTCATTAATACTAGCTTATTTAGTCCTATAGCTAAAGATGGACTTCCTCCCGAGGACTCGATTTATTATGATTCCTTTTGGGATGAAAACTATCGTTATGTGATAGATGGCTATAGTGTTGGTGGGGTTCGTATTACTGGAGATCATTATTGGTTTTTAAATTTCTGGAAAGTTAGGGGGGTAAATCATAATACTGGACGAAAGGGAATTATTTACCCCCGCTTTCTAGAGATACAGTATGATTACACTCACCATATTGAGCGTGCGAGAAAGGAGGGGAAGAATATCTGTATTTTAAAACGCAGGCAAATAGGTGCAACAGAATTTCATGCCGCGCTTGGAGGAAAGGAATTTTGCCTATTTCCGGGCTCTCAGACGGTTTATGTGGCTGGGCTCGATACTTATACCGATAAGCTCATGTCAGACACGAAAAGGGGCTTAAACAATCTTTTTGATACAGAATTTTACAAGAATCGTTTTCCGGATTCATCAGATTATTGTCGTGCGTCTTATATGGTAAACGTGACAGATAGAAATGGTCAAAAGACAAAGGTTGCAAAAGGATTTTTGTCTGAGATATTTGCTTTTACGGCCAAAGGAAACCCTCAGGTAGTAAGTTCGAGGTCTCCTTCGCTTATTATTTTCGAGGAGTTCGGGATTTTTCCGAATGGGATTGCTACTTATCGATTTGTTGAGCCTTCTTTGTATGCAGAAGGGACCAAGACCGGTATGGCTATATTTGTTGGAACTGGTGGAGAAGTTGACGGTGCACTTTCTGGAGTTTCTGAACTTGAAAAAATATTTTATAATCCAGATGATTTTAATTGTTTATCTTTTGACTTAAGTGAGTTTGATGAAGATATTGCCCCGGGGACCCAGAGGTGTTCCTATTTTATTCCTGATTGGAAGTATTATAAGATTGATTCGGAAGGCAATAATCTTAAGGAAGAATCTATTGAAACACTTGATCGTATACGTGAAGAAAAAGAAGGAACTGATTCCCTACAAGAATTTTGTGTAACCATGCCAAGGAAACCATCGGATGCATTTATGTTACCTACCGGTGGATATTTTGGGAAAATGGTTGCATCTATGCTAAATAAACGAAGAGCTGATTTGATGAATCATGAAAGTCTTCAAAAGAAAGAAATTGGAAGACTTGAATGGATAAAGATTGATGGGACGATTATTGGTGTTGAATGGATTCCAGATCCAAACGGGAATATTGATATATATGAGCATCCAATGACGATCGATGGTAATGGGAATGTAATAAAGGATGATGGTGGCAATTATCCGGTCAATACAGGAGGTATTGTGCCAGAGGAGGTTTATTATACGGGTACAGACTCATATGATAAGGATGAGGCTAAAACATCTGTCTCAAAGGGTGCGTGTGTAGTCAGAAAGAAATTTTATGCAGCAAGTGAAACTTATAATTTCTTTTGTGCCAAAAGTTATATGCGTGAAGAAAATGCTTATGACTTTTACGAGAATACAGCTAAACTAACTTATTATTACAATAGTCATAACCTTATTGAATGGTCGAATATTTTGATTTTTGACTGGTATAAGCGTAATGGGATGGAATTTTTACTTGCTTTAAGACCAGATTTGTCTATAGCAAGATGGATTGTAGATTCAAAGGTTAATAATAATTATGGCATTGATCCTTCAACAAAGAGAGAATGGTTGAAGATACTTAAGCAGACATTGAAGGCAGATTCTTCAGAGATAGAGCGTATGGTAGATCTCGACTTGATTAAGGCGTTTATAAACTATAAGTTAGATCCAAAATACAACTGTGACTTAACTATTGCTGCATCGCTTTGTATGGTTCAAGTTAACGAGACGATGTATGCTGATGAAGAGGATGAGAAAATTATTCAGAAGGAATCTCCTTATTTTGGATACATATCTAGGGGAGGAAAGTTACAATTTACAAAAAATTAGATGGAATTTAATCTTGTACCCGATTTAAAAGATCGAACAAAGGAATGGGCTGAGTTTATAACCAGAACAATCGCATCTTCAGCACTTACGGATATTCAGTCGCGTAAGCGTGATAAGATTTGTTTTATGTACTATAATGGTATTAAGACAGAAGAAGAATTCAACTATCTTAATCAGGTTGGTGATTATGTCTATCCTGCCAAGGTTCGTTTTTTTCAGATTATTAGACCAAAGATAGATCTTCAGATATCAAAATTAACAACACGTCCGCTTCATTATGGATGTATTGCGAGTGATGAGAAGAGTCAAAGAGAGCGTTATGAAAAAAAACTTAAGCACTATTTGGATCTTTTTGATCAACGCATTGATTCTATACGGCAGCCAGAACTCGAAGCTATAACTCAGATCGAACAAAATATTGGTCAGATTAGACAAATTTTAGCAAATCAACCTCAAAATGAGGAGCAGGCTCAGATGCAAGAAGAGCTTTTAAAGGTCAAGGATGAACTCATTACAATGCTTGTTCAGCTTAAAACTAAGAAAGAACGTATTGTTCTATTAACACAAGATGACGAAGAGAAGATTGATCATTTTTTTAAGTATAAATACAAAGATGTTCTCGAACTTGCTGCCTCGAAATATTTGCAGAAAGCTATTCAGGAGCGAGATATTGAACGTAAGAGCATAAGTGCTTTTAAGGAGCAGGGGATTACTGGTAAGCCTATCTATTTTGTTGATCCTGTTGAAGGAGAGAAGTACCCTATTTTTGAACAGATATCTTCACTTTACACCTGCTGGAGTGGGGCTTCTCCTACTGGGTATATTCAGGATGGAGACTGGGCAACTTATACTGTTCCAATGAGTATTGGAGAAATTCTCACACGTTTTGGCCAGTACTTGAAGAAGACTGATATTGAAAGAATCAAGAGATTTAGGACATTGATTTCTGATTCTAGTGTTAAAACTAATGTTGATAATGGGGCTTACTTTCCTGATGACCAATACAATACAGCTTATTCAGGTAATATGATAGATGGAGTTATTAATGTAACTTATGTTTTTTGGAGAAGTCCACGGAAAATAATCAGGAAGTTTACACCAAATCCTCATGTACCAAAATCCCATTTCTCTCATATTATAAATGAAGAAGAAGTTCTGGAGAAAGGTCTTCGTGATGGAGAGTATATTAATGTAAGGTATATTGATGATATTTATGAGGGCGTTCTTATAGGGAATGCATCTGGAGGTGTAGTTGTTAATGCTGGCCCAAGAAAATACCAGGTATATGATGTAGATACCTTCAAGACGGAGCTTCCGATTATAGGATATACTTTCAATGGAATTGATGATGCTCCATATTCATATGTGTGGTCAACGAAAGATCTCCAGGATCTATATAATATTTTAATGTACCAGGCCGAGTTGCTTACTGTACTTTCTGGAGTTAAAGGCATCATTATGGACAAGTCTCAACGTCCTGATGATATGACTCCGGAACAATGGGTTTATCATAGAAAGATGGGGGTTGCATGGATTGATACGATGAAGAAGAAGTTTCAACGTTTTCCAACCTTCAATCAATTTACTCAATATGACGATTCATTGAGTCAAAGTGTTATGTATATTTTAGGGATGGCAAGGGACATTGACGAGATGGCAGGTCAGATTATTGGTATTCCAAGGCAGGCTATTGGTCAAACTATTAGCACGGATCAGGTTGGAACGAATAAGATGAGTATTGATCAAAGTACTATTATTAATGAGATCCATTTTTACAAGCATTTTAATTTATTGGGTAAAGCCTTAAGCCGGCTTATGAATTGTGCTAGAGAACAAGGTTTTATTGATGATATTATTTCGTTTTCTAATAGTGATCTTACCAATGAAGATTTTGCCTTACCCAAAGATATGTTTGATGGGAGGAAATATGATATTCTTGTATCTAATTCCGTTAAGGAGTTAGACTTCATGGAAGATTTCAGAAGGATTGCCATGCAAGAACGTGGAGCAGGACAGATTGCATTGCATGATTTAATCAAAGTTTACCAGGGAAGCACCTTGAAGGAGATTGAGACTACTTTAGAGTTTGCGTCAAAGCGTATGGCTGAACAGATGCAGGCAGCAGCTGGAAATGCACAGCAAGCTGAGATGCAGAAAGAACAAGCGTTGAAAGAGATGGATATGCGCTTTCAAGAGTTAAACAATCAGATGCAGATGCAATTAAAACAATTAGATGCACAGATTAAGGAGCGAGAGCTTCAATTTAATGCTGCACAAAAAATTACCGAACAGGATATTCAAGCAAAAGAGTTGGAACAGAATAGAGCTCTTAAAGAAAGAGAACTACAGATAAAAGCTGCTGATGTTCAGAATAAGATTGTTTCTGATGATTTTAAAAACAGACTGAGTGGATTGACGCAAAAAATTGATACCTTGCTAGGGTCTAGAAAATTAGACATAGAAGAGAAGAAGGTTAATAAGATGAATACTAATACTAAGTAAAAATGGAAAAAGAAGAATTAAAGAAACGAGCAAGCGCATTTAGCGTACCAGAGGGGAAGTTCGTAGAAGAGGAGGCTCCATTAGAAGAAAGCAATGAGCCTACCCAAAATTCATCAGATGATTCTATTAAAGTCAATGATGAAGGAGAGCCAAAGCCCACAGGATTTAGTCCTAGCCCAATTTGGGGTGTCTTGAAGGAGAAGCTTGGGATTGATGCACCACAAGATTTGAGCCCGGAAAATGAGCTTGAAGTAATCTCCAACACGATTGAGAAAATTAAGCCAAATGATGTAAAGCTACATCCAATGGCTTTAGACCTGAACCAAAAACTTGCAGATCCTGAGTTTAGTTTTGATCAATGGGCTGAAGATATTAATGCAGGGCAGAAGATTCTTACTTTAAAGGGTAGGGATTTTTTTCAGAAATCCATACCTCTTGAATATCCAGATGCAACAGAAGACGATATTGAGGAGATGATTTCTGAATTTGAAGCTAGTGGGAGGTTAAAGTCTGAAGAGTTACGCATGAAGAAAGAAATTAGAACTCGTCAGGATCAGGATAGAGAACGTATAATGGCAGAAGCTAAAGCAAACCAAGATAAAGCAATTAATGAGGCTAATCAAAAGATTGATGCCGAGTTAATAAATTTATTTGCAGAAACTAAAAAAGTTACGGAAATTTATGGTGTTCCAATCAGCGAAGCAGATCGGGAAGCATTTAATAGTACTTTTCGGGAGCTAACCAAAAGGGACGAGAGTGGAAAGATGCCATTATCTGATTTATTGCAAAGCAATATGGATATTTGGAAGTATGCCTTTCTTGTTTTGAATGGTTCTCCTAAGATTAAAGAGGCATTATTTAATGCCAAAGAAGGGACTAAAGCTGAGATTTTTAATAAACTTAGGCCACAATCTATGACGGGATTAGGAGCTCCAGCAGCCAGCCCGGGTCCAAAAAAAGTAGACTATTCACGTCTAAAAGAACCGCAACAATAAATTTTATTAACAAATGAGAATTGTAGAACCAGGGACAATTCGTGGATGGGCAAATGACTCCACGATGTCTAATCATTTACTTCAAGCCGCTATCGCTGAACCTGAGATTATGCCACAGGTTGCTACTCTATGGAAGAGTGATCGTACCGCATTTTCCTCGCTATTGGCAAACAAAGGCCTCACATCAAAAGGTCTTTATGCAGGCTTAACCAACGACAGTTACCGGGTTGTTGGAAACCGAAAGGTTATGTGGCCGGTAAAGGGAATAACTAAACGTAAAGGTGTCATCGTAGATTACTCTTGTAGAGACAAAACAAAGCCAGGAGAAAATGGTGAGGTTATTGCTATTGACACTGATACAGATTGGTTTTCTCCATATGATGTTTTGGAACTTGCTGATAACAGGACAAATGTTACTATTGTTGACGATCAGCTAGCTAAACAAAATGATGATGGATCATTCCGTCTTTATGTTCGATTGAATGCTAAGAGCAAAACAACCTTTATTAATCCCGACCTATTGGCTCCGGGAATGGAGATTGGCTTTGTAATGACGAACTTTTACGAAATGTCAGAGACTGGCTATGAAAAGTACACCTTTGATAACTGGGCTTATTCCTATATGACTTTGCAGCGTATGAAATGGAGTATTTCCGGAACTGCTGCCGCTATGACTACTCGTAAAATTTGGATCGAACATAATGGAGAATTTCTGTGGACGACTATGGCTGAGCAACAAATGTTGGAACGTTGGGCAGAGGCTCGCGAATATCAGCTTTTGATGGGTCAAGGAACTGTTGGTGACAATGATGAAGTTTATTTGAAGGACATGAAGGGAAGAGAGATCATGGCTGGAGATGGACTTTTGAATATGGGTGATGGATCTTTAAAATTTCCATACAATAAGCTAACTGAAAATGTTCTCCAGAATGTCATGAGTAATCTTCAGATCATGTCATCTGCTGATGGGAAACTTGAAGTTGCAGTGATTGCAGGTCAAAATTTCATGCAGCAGTTTACAAAGATTATGGGTGATCTTGGTCTGAGAACTCAGTCTGACAAGATTATTGAGGGAGATGGTAGTGCTAAAGGAATCAATATGAGTTACTCGTTCTATGAATGGAATAATGTTCGTATTTATCCTGTTTGGCATAAGTATTTTGATGATCCGTCAAGACCTAGACTTATTACGAAAGATGGAAGTTCGGCTGAAAGTGGACGTGCTATTTTTGTTTCTCTTGGAAGGGCAGATGTTGGCAGTAATAACGTTGAACTACTTACTTTAGGGAATAGATCTTTCTTGATGGGAACTGTTGCTGGAATTGATAAAGGTGGTGATATGAAGACTTCTGTTGACGGAAGTCATACTCATGTTCTCTCTGAAACTGGTATTAAGTGTGCAAACATGTATGGTGTTGCTGAAATGTGGAAACCAGTAAGGTTGTCTTAACATAATTTAAAAGTCTAAAGAATGAGCAAAGAAAAAAGAGATAGGACTATACAGCTTTTGGCTGTAAATCCAAAGTATAAAGAAAGGACTTTGTATTTGTCAGCTATTTATGATTCAAAGTCAAAACAGTATGATTTAGGACTAAACGAAGAAACCCTTTCAGATAAAGGGAAAATCATGAAAGCATTGGGCATTAGTGATGATCCTGAAAAAGGCGTGCAGATTGATCAGATTCAAATCCCGGTATCTCATAGAGAACAGTTGGACTTGAGTAATAATGAAGACTATGGAAAATATTGTTTGTGTTTGGCTAATAGCGATCTTATTGCCAGGAACAGTAGGACAGTAGATTCTAGGAAACATCTATTTTTTATCAATGATGTAGAAAGTGAATCAGTTGAATCATTAACTGAAGAGATGTTAATTTTTGACGCGAAGAAGAAGATTTTCGACGAATCAGATATTGACCGGCTGAAGTCTTTATGTATTTATTTGGGTGGAATTGATATTAGGGGATTATCTGTCAAGGCTCTAACCGTAAAAGCAGTCAAGGAAGCAGAACTTAGACCTAAAAGTATCTTGTCATTTTATGATGGTAAGGAAGATAATAGAGTTTTTGTTTTGGAGTTGGCACATTACGGAATTATCCGAAGTGTACAAGGCAAGTTTTTTGATGGAGAGACATTTATGGGCACGCTTGATGAAGCGGTGATTTATGTTGTTAATCCAAAAAACAGTAGTCATGTAAATTCTTTGGGCAACCGACTTACTGAAAAAAAGAAAGGTTAAAATTATGATCACAACCGCTAGAGAAATGATGATTGCTTTTCTGCATGGGATTCAAAAAGAAGATGCAGAAGGCGTTCCTGCCGAGAAATTCAATTACTGGATAAACAAAGCACAGGAAGATTGGATGACTGAAAGATCCAGACAATTTGATCTTGATCAAAAGCGTATTGATGATCTTTTCCGTTTACGTACAGAAAGGATTATAAATACTAATGGTTCAAGGTTGGTTACTGCACCTTGTAGTACTAGGATTTTTTCAGATGGATCAGGGATTTTAGTCATTGATAGCGAACGTTACTTCAATTTATCCGGAGTACAGTTTTTTAAATCATCTGCAAGCTCTGGAACGATTGATTCAGTTACAGGAGAGATTAATGGAGCAA